ATCGTCGACAGTTTCAGTTTGTAATAAATCTTTTAAATCAATATTTCTTAAACATTCGCCAAACTTACTAATATTGAGTTTTAATTTTATTACTTTCTCACCCGTTGTTTCTGCTGCAATAGAACTACCTATACTCAAACTTCTTACTTCAAATATCAATAAAAAGTAATCAATAACGTTAAGTTGATTTATATCTTCAATTTTTAAATCAGTTAACTCAGCAAGAATATTACTAATATTATAAAAAACAGATTCGTAATCAGGTGTATCTCCTAAAAGACTTTTTAATATAGTCTTATGATGCTTTACTTTTAATTCTTTACAAAAAAGTGTTTTATCACTTATTTTTATCTTGCTTAAGAAACTACTCACCTAATAACTTATATCGTAAATGTTTAAAGTTCTATACCTTTATTGCAGCTTCAGCTCTACCACTTGTTTGTAAAATAATTGGAGTAATCTTTGCTAATTTAGAAGGAGTACCAGCGTTAACAATATTCTTTTTAGCAATGACATTAAGATTGGTTACATTAGATTGAGCTTGTATAGTTGAATGAATTACAGGAGCAGTTTGTTTAGAAGGAGTAATAAAAAACTGTAATGGTATATTAGTATTTTCAACAGGTGTTACAACAGGCTGAGGCGGTACTGTTGTATTTACTTGAGGTGCTATAAATACAGGTCGTTCATTAGGTGGTAATGTTGTTGGTAAGGTTAATGCGATATTAGGTGGTGGTGTAGCAGGAGTTGTGATATTAGCTGTTTCAATAGTACGAGGTTGTACTGCTACATTAGACTGATTAGTATTAGAATTTATTGTTGGATGATTACCTCTAGGTGCTTTTCTATTAATAGCTCGTATAACAGGTTGAGTATTTTCAGTTAGTATGTTAACAGCAGGTATAATAGGGGTTTCAACGGGAGTTATAAAATTAAAAGGTACAATGAGGTTAGTTAAACCTCCTATAATTTCTCCTAAGAGACTTGGAGCATTATTAGTAGCGTTAATTGTAACATTAGACTTCTTATTATAGTTACCGTCAATATGGGAGTTTAATGTATAGTAGTGATATGTAAATGTAGTATTGCGATTAATTGCTGTACTTGTTTGAGAATAGTTATATTCCTCACCATCAATAGTTATAGGACAAGCTCCATAGAACAAATACTCCTGTAAAATAACAGGAGGAACGGAAGGATCGGTTACTCCTAATTTCCAGACCTGTATAGTGCTACGATAATTGAGATCACCTTTTCTGGCTATCATACCCAGATGAGATGTAGCTATTGTCCATGGTCTGATAACATTATCGACAAAACTTACATTTGTTTCTAAAAATACAATCTGTATGCCGTTGTATGCTTCTCTACCAGCACCTACCATGCTTCTAAGAAAACCATTTAGCATTATACCCTCAGCGTTTACCTGATTGCCTTCACCGGGTATTTGAACAGCTTGAGCAAACATACAACCTTTAGTTGTCTGATATGCTTCGTTATTAACAACTATATCAAGAGCGTTTTGTATCTGCCAAGCATTAGGTTCATAACTTACACCAGCTGTAATTGCTTTAACAGGTATAATACCCTGATAATCAGGTGTACCTGATGGGTTAAGTGTATCTCCTAAAAACCTCAGTACCCATTGTGCTCCTTTGGGTAAAGCACCAGCAGGGGTACTTAAAACGCTTTCTAAGAAAAACGGTATTTGACCACCTGTACTTTGATCACCTGATGAAGTTGGCATATAGCAATATTACTTATTGCTAAAACTAACTATTAAGCCTGTAAGCCACTAAATCCGGTTATAGAGTTTGTACCACCAGTTACTCTCCAATATTGATAAGCAAGTGTTGCAGGTTGAGTTACAATTGTACCGTTATCTCCTAAGTTATAGGTAAGAGCATCTAAGGATACAACGTAAGCACCGAAGAGGGTGTACTGACGAACAAATGAACCATCCTTACCGAGGAGAGCTAAGATAATGTTACTTGCAGGTGTAGCGATGTTATAAGAGCCTGTTGAAGCACTGTCATCAAATGTAGCGATAGTAGCGTTCTCTAAAGCAGTTCTAATATTGTAATTCTGATCACAACGGAATGTAACACCCCAACCTTCAGATCCAGGATAGCTAGCTGTACCGGGAACGTTAAAATTCAATCCCATAAAAGGTACTTGAATATTGTTTATTGAACGACCGGGCAAGCTAGCTGTTTCAACGTAAACGAGTGATGTATCATCAAACGTAATATTTGCTAATTGCAAAACACGAAATTGAAACTGTCTTGCAAAGTCGTTAGCTTGTACTGATGTATAAAAGTCGGCGATATTTTGTGACATAATTTTATATATTTATTAGATTAATTCGTTGAAGTTCTGGCTAGTTGTTGTAGCTATGAAGTTTACTAAGATAAACTCTGCAGCACGAACAGGCTTGATATAGATATCAACGTTTAACTGATTGTTATCAATTACGGCTGGAGGATTGTTTCTTTGATCACATACAACCAAGTAATCATATAACCCTTGAGTATTCTTCGCGAGATCAAAGATTGGATTGATTGTATTTACCAGACGTGTACGTGTAAAGACTGTGTTAGGCTCAAATACGAAGTATTTTAAAGCTTTGTTAACAGCTCTTTCAAGTACCAAGAATAAACGACGGACGTTAATGCGATCAAAAGCTGAAGGTAAAGCCTGTAAAGTCTTTTGACCGAATAATACGTAACCTTCACCGTTGAAAAGAGCGATCGGATTAACACTAATGGTGTAGAGATAATCACGCTGCTTTTGGTTAGGGTTGAAGGCAATGTCAGTTATGTTTTGAATCTGTCCACGATTTAAACCTGCAGGAGCAAACCAAGGTTGGGTAGCTGTATCAGAGTTTGCAAATGTAGCAGCAGCGTATCCAGAAGCTGGTACCCAAATATAGTTATTAGTAAAGGAATTGTATGTCTTTAACCAGTTACCATAAATTGCTGAATAATTTGTATCAACATTTGCTAACGAATTCTGTAATGGGTTATAAATGTTTAATGTGAAGTTATTGTTAGGGTTATCTAATGTCTTTGTATTAGCGCCGTTAACGAATATCTGCCTTAAAGGATCGGCAATAAACATACAATCCTTACGAGTGTTCTGACAGAAGTTATTAAAGATATTGAAAATTGTATTCCAATTCTGTAATGTTACTGATGTTCCGTAAGCACTTAAGGAAGCTACATCAGCATAAATTGTGTCGTCGTAATAGTTATTGGCTAAACCGTTTGTACCTAAACCGGCACCAGATGTATTAGCAAATATTGTTGATAAACCAGCATCAACAACAAGGTCAACTGTTGTTGTTTCAGGTGCACTAATAAGTGAAAGGGCACGAGTGATTTTTTGATCAACACTACCGATTACTTCGGCGTTTGTTGTGAAAGTTGGATTCCAAGCACCTTCTGCGTAAAGATTCGCGGCTGAAGTAGCAACCCTTACTGTTTGTCCTGGAATACTACCAGAAAGTGATGTCCAGTTTGTAAGTGTTGAAATAGCAGGATTAACAAAAAGTCCAATGTTGTTGGAATTGTTATTAACAAGATTCTGTAAGTAGAAAGACTGAGGAGCGCCACCTGTAGGAGCGTTAATTGTACGGTTCTGATTTAATGAACCGATATAAGACTCTACTAACGAATATGTAAGAACGTTAGGCTGATAAGTTGACTTACGAATCTTAAAGAGTGTTAATACGAGCGAATCATTGTAGCTAGCATTACCGAAGTTATATGTCGGTACTGATTCAATAACCTGAGATATTGAATTACCTTGAGTTCCATAAGCAGCTGTTAATGTGAAAGCTAAGCTTGAAGGAGGTATTGTCTGGAAGGTGTCTTGAGCGGAAAGACCGACAACGTTAATAACTTCTGTATACGGTGAAGTTGGACCCCAATTGGTATTGTCGGCGATATTAACGTAATAGCCTTGATTGTATTCGTCAATAGCTGTTTGAGCGTCGTTAAGAACAATAAGACCACCATTAATCTGTACGCCGTTATTCTGAGTACCGATACCTACAGTAGCAGGGTTAATGTTGCCCCAGGTAAAGTTGCTCTGCTGAATTGCTAAGTACTGGTTCTGGGTGAGTGTTTGGTGAACAGGAGCACCGATTGTAAATCCTGTTGTAGCGGAAACAACAGGGTAAACAAGAGCGCTATATGTAGTTGCAAATCCTAAGCCGTTTCCGGAACCATATGGAAGACGGGTAGTTAGAAGATTTCCGCTAGAATTAAGAACAGCTTGGCAGTTGTAGTAGAAATAGCTCTCTGCAGCGTTTGTTGGTGTACCGAAGATTGATTCAAATTCAGAAATCGAAGTAACCTGTATTACTTCATCTGTAGGACCTTGAGGAGCGAAACCTGCAACATAAACACTAGTACCTGTAGGTACTGTAATAGTCTGAGATAAGTCGGTTTCAATGATTTGAACGCCGGGAGATTGTATTGAGAGAGCCATATTGTTATTATTATTTATGCTTTTTCGATAGATTTTTTTAGCTTAAAAGATTAATATCGAGTTGACTAAACTGAAATTGCGCTGTTGATTCAATATATTCAGGTGTTCTATAATTATAATCTATAGATCCTAAATTAGTTATAAATGCATTTATATATGTAAATTCAATAACTCGGTTGTTATATTCATCTAAACCGAAAATAGAGAGGTTAGTGCAATATTCAGCTAGAGATCCGGATTGAATTTGTGTTTTACTAGGTTGATATTGATTTGGTGTACCGGCATAATAACTACCTAGAGGGTCATTTAGAATTGCTAACCATTTCCAGAGTAACCAATAATTTTTAAATCCGTTATCAATAGTAAAATTAACATTTAAGGGATCATAAGCTGGACGACTATAGCTTGTAACGTGGTGAGCTTGACCTCCAAAACGAGTTTCAACACTTGGAACCTGTATAGCAGGAACTACAGATCCGTATACTTTTATTTCTAAAGGTTCTAAGGCAATAGTGCTATCTGTTTTTGCTTGTTGCTTTAGAATAGTAGGAAGATTGAGCACAAGTAAAAATTTATCTTTACTAGGTACGTTAAGAACCGATTGCTGAGTGGGATTAATAACAGTTGTCATGAATTATGAAGTGTGGTCCACCCATTATTTAATAGATCCCAGTAATCTTCTTTATCTAACGCTCTATTCATATCAACGTCTGACATAAGCGGCATATATTTTTCAGTTATTTCACCACCTGTATTAACTACGTTACCTGTTACAGATAACTCACCTAATACGAATTGCCCTGGATTTACTTCGTCATAATACATTTTAGACAGTTTTAATGGCTTATTCTGTTCATCAACTTCATCAACCTGAAAATATTGTTGACAAATATCTGGCTCTAAAGCAAATAATGCCCAAACTAACGCCATTACTCGATCGTCATAAAAATTATCATTCTTCTTTCTATATGTACCGTTTGGGTATCTAATAAAGGTTTCAAGCTCTTTAATAGTGTCCATGTCATTAATATGTACTACTTGAAGGAAGTTAACCCAATAGCGCATATTAGCGACACCAGCAAACCTAAGATTGTTATGACTCAAAATACCTAAATGTCTAGTATTAGAAAATGAACCTGTATTAGCTAGTTTTGAACAACTAACTATTTTTTCATAAAAATGTTTATGAAATAGATTATCGATAATTTGACCTCCACAATTATTTCGTTCTACTAGTAAAGGTGGATTACCCCATTGACTTGCTAAAGCTACGAGCTTATTTGAATAATGATAAGGTTCGATAACATTTGTACCGAAAACAGCTACCTGTTTTATTTCTCTTAAGTCGGTAATATCTAATACTTGTGATACAGTAGCAGCTCTTCCAATACCTTCTCCTACGTCAACACCTATTACGTATAATTTATTAGGATCAGGAGCTTCAAATACTTTATAATGACCTTCTTCAGCATCCCAAATAGCTTTCTTTTTCTGTTCCTTAAAACGCTCAATAACAGAAGCGCCAACTGCTGAATTATAAGGATCTAAAAACGTATTACCGAACTCTTGTTGAAACGCTTCATCAGAACCTAAAGTGTTAACCATTTGCTTACGCCATTTTTCACCTCTTCCGGGAACGTCCCACCAATCAATACGTTCTGCTTTCCATCCATTAGTACCTTTTTCAGCACCTGAATAAATTTCATAAAACTTATTACCGGTACCATTAGGTGTACTAACCATGAAGATTTTTGTTTTCTTACCAGAAGAAATAATAGGAATAACAGATTTCCAAAACTCTTCCATAAAGTTCTGATCGATAAAGGCGGCCTCGTCAATACAAAGAATGGAAGCAGAGTCGCCTCTTGCTGCTGTTGATGTAGTAGTACTAATACCGATACTAGAACCATTCGCAAACGTTACACCTGTTTTACCATATTCTTTAACACCAGGCTTCAAATAGTTAGGAAGCATTTCATAGGCCATGCGAATACGTTTAAAAATATTGATGGCAGTACTCTCTTTGTTAGCTACGATAATAACTCTCTGGTCATCATAGAAGCACGTATTCCAAAGAGCGTAAATTGTGGTAATTGTTGTTTTACCGCACTGACGGGAAGCTAATACACTGACGAATCTATTATCTGCTAGACTTTTAAGAGCTCTTTTTTGTGCTTTATATAAATCAATTTTTTCTTTACCTCTATCAAGGTTTACAATGTAGAAATGATTTTCGGCAAAGTGTACAATATCTTCTTTACACTTTTTTATCTCCTTAACCATCTTAGGAGTCCACTCAAATTGAGCATCCTCCTTTGGTACGTTTTTATCACCTCGATAATACTGCCTATCGTCGATAGGGTTTTCTATGATATTATCTTCCATGCGTGTTATTTAAGGCATGGAAGATGATTAAACCAATTAACGTTCGTTAGGATTAAGGAAGTTAAGAAGAGTGGTTCGAAGATGTTCTACTAAAGCATCTCTATCGTGCGGATTTTCGGCGTGCATGATAGAAACTTTTTCACCGTTTATATCATAACCTAAGATCATATACGAATCTAGATACTCTTGTGTGATAACATCAAGATGTTCTAAATCTTTTACTTTAGAACCTCTAATAGAGGCATTATCGTAAAAGCGTAAAAATGCTTGTTTAATTACTTCTTCAACGTGTAAATTTTTCTCTACAGGTACACCTTGCTCTATGTCCGCAGCACTAAGTTTTGGAGAACTGGATTTTTTAGAAGCTCGCTTTTTTACAATCTTCTTTTTATTTTGATCCTCTGTAGACATACATAGATACTTATTCTTTTCCCTGTAAAGAAACTGTTTGCTTCTTTTCGTTGTATCCTGGTGCCTTATTATTAATACCAAATTTAACTAAGTGTTCAACTAGTACTTCATGAGAACTAGTCTTAAGCTTTAATCTACCTGGAATAAATTGTCCTCCGTCAAATAATTCAAAATAAGATTCTCCAATATAAGGATCATTAATATAACAGGTGCAAAAGATAGAAGCAACACCTGGGTCAATAACTATTGTCCAGGCTCGAGGATCTATTTCACTATACTCAGTAAAAAGTCTATGTGCGTAATATCCGCTGTCACGAAGTCTCTTAAGAGTATAACCTAGGGTAGTTAGTTTGTTTGACAT